AAGAAATACAGACATGCTGTCAAGGGTACATGGACACTGTATTGTGCTTATCCATTCAAGCGGTCTGTTGAGCCGATAACTCTTGTTAGCACTACCGATGCCTCGATAAGCGGCAATTCTGCAACATTCGTTTTCGACTACAACGGCACAAGACCAGCAAGACCAGTGCTGAGGGCAAGGTTCGCTTCTGCAAAGAGCGGAGGGGATTATACTGAGGACGGCGACTGCGGATTCGTTGCATTTGTTGATGGCGATGAACATATCATACAGCTGGGAAATCCAGACGTAATAGACGTTGATGCCGCCAACAAGAATGAGGCGTTAGTCAATTCCGAACTCGATGCCTTTACTGGCTGGACTAACTCTGGAAAGAGCATCACGAGTATCACAGACCAGTTTTGGGAGAACGGAAAAGGACAGACCCAGAACTATGCTTCTGGTAACGGCTCTATCAGACGGAACATAGCTTCGACTATCGGCTTTGAGTATGACATGGTTCACAGGCTTTGTGTCAGTGACCCGTCACAGATTGGAACATTCAAGGTTCTGCTAAAGAACGGTAACAAGACAGTCGTAGGCTTTTCGATCGAAAAGACTGGTAGCGGAACTGGAGGAACGGTCAAATACATCATCAACGATAAGACAGTCGGAACGGACAACGTTGACTTGTCCTACTACAATCCGCACTTTGGGTATTGCAACCGTTCGCCAGTATACGTGGCGCAGACCTACTGGTCGCAGGTAGTTACTTACGTAAAGAAGAAAAAGAAGAAAAAGAAGAAGAAGGTCGTTTCTTGGGTAGCTAATACCAGATGGGTGCAGAACGGCTGGAGTTACACGCAGTCGAACCTTAACAGCGGTATCAGCCGAGACGGTGGAGTGGTCACGTTCTCAGTAGGAGAGCTGGCAGACAGAACGTTCAAGAGTAGTGACATAGATACCATGGCGTGTACTTCACTGAGCATTGAATCTACAGGGTCATTCCACACCAATGCTGTTAGATCAGTCGCGCTGATACAGAAGGCTGGAGTACCTTTTGCTGAGATACCGAATGTCTTTACATCTGGAGATATCGTTGAGGGCGATTGCAACTCTGCAAACGTATATCTTCATCGTAAAGGCTCGACTATCGGGCACCTTGAACCGCAGTACGGAGCGCTTGGTAACGATTGGGAGGACTTCGAGCTGAAACCCGGCCGTAACGCTATACGGGCTGTTTGGTCTAACTGGGTAAATGCTAACTACAAACCAGTAATAGAGATTACCTATAATGAGGTATTTTTGTGATTATCTACTTTTGCGACAGGCAACTGAATATCATGGGGCAGGCAACGACCGAACTGCCATCTGGCTACAGAATCAGTGATGACAAGCTGGTCGAAGATGCAGAGAGCGGAGTAAACGCTTTTGAGTGCATCATCACGTGGACTGACGATACTCGTAGTGATTTATCTGAATCCATAGTAGCTGGAAACTACATTCTCAAGAGCACCAGACAGGATACGAACTACAACAGTTTGTTTCAAATCATAGAGACTGAGTATGATACCAAAGATCAGTCTGTGAGGCTCTATGCAGAAGATGCTGGGCTGGACTTGCTTAACACGCTTTGTCCAGCCACAGTGCTCAATAACATGACTATCTCGCAGATGATAGCCGCATTCCTTCCGAGTGATTGGAGCGTCAATATTCAAGACGCTCCAACTACCACAAAGTCGAATGAGTGGCAAGGCGAGAGTACTTGTACCGAGAGGCTTAGATCAGTAGTTGGATTGTGGGATTGCGAACTGTACTACAGCTTTCGTATTGAGGGCTTACAGGTCAGAGAGAAGATTCTGAATGTCGTAAAAAAGCGGGGACTGCAAGAGGCAATACAACAGCTTCGACTGAATTACGACATAGACCGTATCGTGACCAAAACTTCGGTATCGAGTCTCGCTACTGCACTAAAGGTAACGGGCAGCACTCCAGAGGGACTGGAGAATCCAATCGACCTCGTAAATTACGATTACAGCTACGAAGACCCCATAACGGGAGATTTATATGAAGTCGACAAAACCACAGGTCAGATGCGAAATTTAACCGCTATGGATAGGTGGTCAAGTGTCATTGACGAAGACGGGCTTCTTGTAAGCTCGTTTTCTTTTGACACAACTGACAAAGCAACACTCGCTGGGGAAGCAAGAGCGGCACTTCAAAAGAAGAGTGCTCCGTCAGTCAACTACGATATCGACTTTGCGAGACTTCCAGAGGACATCGAGATAGGCGACAGGATAAACATTATTGACGATGATGACGAGTTGTACCTCGATGCAAGAGTGCTGAAAATCGAAACGAGCGAGGCTAACCAAACACAGGAAGTTACTCTTGGTGAGTACATAATGCGGTCGAGCGGCATCTCGGATTCTGTACAGCGCATAGCCGTAGATTTCTCTGGCATAGCGCAGATGCTGAAGGAATATCAGCTCACGATAACATCGAGCAACGGAGATTCCTTTGCTACGACACTTATCAATACCACGCTCACAGCAAACGTACTGTTTAGTGGCGTGGCATTGACTGCATCTCAGATAGCGGCTAACGGACTTGTGGTCAAGTGGTACAACCAAGCTACTGGAACGCTACTTGGCACTGGTCTGACTTACACCGTTGCAAACCAGTCAACTATCAACATCACAGCAAGATTGGAGACTCTATGATTAAAGCGGAAGATAATATTGCATTAAAGAGCACCAAGAGCATAAATGATACTGCTACAAGCGCACTGTCAAAAGCAAACAGCGCAAAGGACATAGCTGATAACACTAATCAGTATTTCTGGCATACATCAACTGGATCGGATACAGGTGCGCACATTACGGAGAAAACGCAAGAAGCATTTCTGGCAGACCCCGCCAATGGTGGCGGTAACCTGCTTGCAAGGTCGAATGGTATTGCAGTAAGGGACGGCTTGACGGAACTGGCATCTTTCGGGGCTGATGCTACGCAGATAGGGGCGAGTGGGGCAACACATGGAGTGTTTTCATCTGACTTTATCAATTTTGTCACAGAGGATGACGACCCCATCCTTGTAGCAGGTAAACTGCCACGAGGAGCGTATGGTCTCTATCTTGGCACTGATAGTCCATTACATGGTGGCGTAACATTGGACACTCACCCCGATGCTGATGCTGGATTTTGCCAGTGCAGTCTTACCGCCCGTTCAGAGCCAAACACGCAGACGGAAACCAATGATGCCGCATTGGCACTTGAAGCGTATCTGTTACCAGATGGTATAAAATACCACTACTTGATTATTAATGCGAGTTCACATGGCTGGAATGGCATACAGGCATCAACCAACATAACTGTCAATTCCGATGAACGCCTAAAGAAAGACTTTGTAGATGCAGAAAAGGTCAGCGACTTGATAATGCACATCAAGCCAATAATCTACTCATGGAAAGATGAAAGAACAGGGCAAAGGCATCTGGGTTTCAAGGCGCAGGACGTAAAAGAAGCGTTAACGGCTGTCGCTGATGATGCAGATGATTACGCACTTGTAAGCGAAGGAAAAGACGGCTATCTTAACCTGTCTTATTCTGAACTGATACCGCTGATAGTGGATAAACTCCAGAAACAGCAGGAAACTATCGACACACTTGAGAAACGCATTGAGGCGTTAGAAAGGACAATCAAATGAACATCGATTTTATTGACGGCATGATAATGCCGATCATTACAGCGGCGTGTCTCTGTATCGGATATGTCATGAAGAAATGGCTACCAACGGATGACAAATGGATTCCAACTGTTCTGCTGGTAATCGGAGCCTTATCGGGGCTCATTTTATTTGGCGTTGATTATGAGGGAATAGTCAAAGGTATGGTATCCGGACTTGCGGCTGTCGGATTACATCAAGTGTTCAAACAGCATATGAAGCTGGATGAGCAGAAAACATTCAACACGGATTCTTTTGAGGAGATGGTGGACTATGAAGATACGAACGACTTGTCCGAAGAATAACAAATATTACATAAGGAAAGTTACAGGCGGTCTTAACGGAGCCGTTGCCGGCAATCCGACACAGAGGTATGCAAATGTACTCGACAACTGCGTAGGCTATGCTAACGGCAGATTTAACGAATCCATAAATGACCCAGACCTCAATGGAATTGTTAAGGCTTTCAAGTATCAGCTCGTGTGTGATGCTGAGGACTTTATCGAGAGCGCAAAAAGACAGGGCTTGAAGATAAGTCCCACTCCGATTGAGGGCGGCGTCATGGTCTGGCAGAAGGGCAGAACACTCGGCTCTGGCGACGGAGCTGGACATGTAGCATTTGTTGAGCGTGTATATGATGACGGCTCAATCATGACATCTGAGAGCGGTTGGGCAAGCTGGGCATTCAAGACTGTACGCAGAGACAATAAGAACGGTAGATGGGGGCAGAACTCTAATTATAAATTCAGAGGGTGCATCATTAACCCGTCAATCAAAGACCCAAAGGTTGTTCCAGTTCCTCCGCTTACAGTAGATGGTATCGGCGGTGCTTGTACAGTAAGAGCGATGCAGAGATTCTTTGGCACTCCACAGGACGGAGTTATCTCTGGGCAGAACAGAGTACAGTCTAAATTCTATCCGTCTCTTACCGCTGTTGAGTATGGAAAGGGCGGTTCTGTCTGCATAAAGAAACTTCAGAAGTGGTGCGGAGCATCTGCTGACGGAGTGCTTGGAGAGAATACCGTTAAATCATGGCAGAAAAAGCTGAAGGCAGAAGGCTATTATAACGGTGGCATTGACGGAGTGTTCGGAAAAGGCTCAATGAAAGCATGGCAGACTTTCCTCAACGACAAGCTGTTTAAGACGGAGACAACACCGCAAACGCCAGAGGGAAAGCCGTCCACTCCCAGCACAGACGAAGGCAACGCTCCATATAAGGTAATCGATGTATCCGACTGGCAGAGCAAGATTGACTGGGCAAAGGTCAAGGCAGATGGAGTAGTCGGTGCGATCATCAGATATGCTGACGGCACCACACTCGACAAGAGATTTGCCGAGAACATGGCAAACGCTAAAGCGGCAGGACTTCATATAGGTTCATACATCTTCTCAAGGGCTAAGACAAAGGCACAGGCTGAGGCTGAGGCTGAGAGGCTATTCAATGCTTGCGAGCCTTATGATCTTGATATGCCGATGTATATTGACTTAGAGGTTTCCGGCCTTTCAAAATATGCAGACACAGTAGCACCAGCGTTCCTTAACAAGATGGCTTCACTTGGAGGTAAGGGCGGCGTTTATGCCAACCTTAACTGGTGGAATCACTATCTGACAAAGACTGCACGAGACTATTCGAGCAACGCTTTCTGGATTGCTCAGTACAATTCCACAATGGACTACAAGCCAGCCTCAAGAATGGGCATGTGGCAGTATACATCGAGCGGAAAGGTGAACGGCATCAACGGCAAGGTGGACATGGATTGGTGCTATGTAGCTTATTGGAAAAAGCCGACTTCTCCAACGGAACCACCAAAGAAAGAAGAACCAGCGATTCAGCCTAAAAGATATGAGGGCGAAATGCCAACACTGTCAATTAAAAAGACGAACGCTGAGGTAATTGATGACACGGTTAGGTGGGCGTGCTGGATAGCTGGAGACAACCATTTCCACTACGGATATACGGACAAGCATGGAAAGGAAGAGTCAGAATACTGGCATCCAAACGCTCACCACAACGGATGCTACTTTTGTGGAACCAATGTCGATTATGGCGGCAGGAGCAAGGCTGGCATCGTGGACTATCAGTGGACATACTGTTGCAATCCATTTGTAGGAGCGGCGTGGGCACATGGCGGTTGTGTACCAAAAGCTCTTTCACTTTGTCAGAAAGGCTCCTCATGGGATTATCACAAAGGCAAGGGATATGATGCTTCTCGGCTCTTTGACAAAATCAAAAGGCCAGCTAAACGCAAGCTCCAAAAGGGCGATGTGCTCTGCTCTGATAACCATGTAGCTCTTTATATTGGAAATGGAAAGATAGTACATGCAAGCGGTGGCGATGATAATGTCAGATACTCAGAGCGGTGGAACAAGAGCATCAGAACGGAGAGCCTGTCGAACTCGTTCTACAAGAAAACGAGGGTTTATCGCTTCAACTCCTCCGTTAACACTACGATGCCGATCTATTATGGAGAGATAAGCAAGCGAGTTGAACAGCTGCAGCACTTCCTCATATGGTACGGATACGCCGTGAGCGCTGACGGAATTTACGGAGAGCAGACACACGGAGTAGTTAAGGACTTCCAGAAGAAGAACGGTCTTGCCGATGACGGAATCGTTGGTAGCGCAACTCTCTCTAAAATGCGGGAGGCGGAAAAATGATAACTGTAACATGGCAAGAATTAATAGGCTACTTCCTTGCAGTTTGTGTAGGGTTCACATCTGTTTGCGTAGCCGCAGGATGGGTAATCAAAATAGTGAAAGCAGTAAAGAAACCGAATGACGACACAAAGGATAAATTAAAGAAGCACGACGAGCTTTTTGACAATGACAATAAGCGAATCAACAAGCTGGAGGAAGACATAACGTACATCAAGAAAACGCAAACACAAACGCTCCAGTGCTTGCTAATTATTCTTGACGAGTTGAAGAAGAACAATGATGTGGATGGCGTTATCCAAAAGACCGAATCGGATATGCAGTCCTTTTTACTGAATAACAGATAAAGCCACATTTACGAGTAGGAGGGAATATGGAAGACAACAAAGTGCCGTATATCGTATACGAGGGTACAATAGCAAGATTCGAGCGCACGGTCCGAAGGCTGATAATAGTCCTCGCAGTAACCATACTGCTTCTGTTCGCAAGTAATGCCATCTGGATTTACGAATGGAATCAGTACGATTATTGCGATGTCACTATGGATAACACGGAGGGCGGAAACGCCAATTATATGGGTGCTGGAGCAAGTGGAGTAATAAACAATGGCGAAGCTCAAAGTAAAAACGCGGACTAAGAAAAATCGAAAGAAGGTTAAAGGCACAAGAACAAGGTGTGTTATTAACGGAAAGCGCGTAACAGGAAGAAGATGAAAGATCTATCAAAATACTCACGCTCGGATCTGGAGCGTGCGATTGATGAATGGGTGATCCTGAAAAGGCACTCAGAACGCAATCGTCATATATTGAAGCGCTATATGCTCGACGGAATATGCTTTGAACCGCTTGCTGAGGAATTCGGTATGTCGGTAAGACAAATAAAAAACATTGTATATAAGACGCAGGAACAGCTATTCAAACATGTATAGCTCGCTCACGATGGGTTTTCTCTTTATTTACCCATCTCCCTCTCATAGCCCCTCGGAAGAGGGGCATTTTTTTATTGCCTTAAAATTGCACGAATATTGTCTCAAACTTGCCTCTGCCTTTCATGGTGGAGGCTCCTTTTTATTGCGAGAATTATCGTAGGAGGTGACGCAAATGTACATCGAATTCAACAACAATCCGCTTGCAAGACGAGTCGACGACTGCGCAGTAAGAGCCGTATCAAAGGCACTGAACATGAGCTGGGAGGCTGCCTATATCTCACTGGCTGTCAACGGCATGCAGATGGGCGACATCATGTCCGGCAATTCCGTTATAGGGGCAACTCTGAGGACCAATGGCTTCAGGAGGGCAAACATTCCTAATACATGCCCTGACTGCTACACGGTCAGACAGTTTGCAGAAGACAACCCGACCGGCACCTATGTGCTTGGCACAGACGGACACGTGGTCTGCGTAGACGGCGGGGCATACTTCGACACTTATGACAGCGGAGATCTCGTACCGCTTTATGTCTGGTATGAGAATGTTAATCCACGCTTCCCGGAATAGAAAGGAGTGAATCATGGCTTATCCATATTATCCGTACTATCCAACACAAAACAACGCGTTCCAAAACGTTGGAAACGTTGGAATGAATCAACCTAACGTACAAAGCTCATTGATCTGGGTGCAGGGCATAAACGCAGCGAAGAGTTATCCAGTGGCACCGAATACAAGTGTTCCGCTTTTTGATAGCGAAGCGAATGTAGTGTACATCAAATCGGCTGATGCAAGTGGTATGCCAAGCATCAAAATACTGGACTATAACGTCCGAGACAACGAGTCGAGAAGGGCAGAATCTGTGCCTCAGATGGACTTTGTGACGCATAACGAGTTAGCGGACATACAGAAGGAAATAGACGCTCTGAAGGCAAAATTAGAGCGCACAGCAGACAAGAAAAACGGAGGCAAGAACGATGGCAAGTGACCTCTTTAAGGAAATTCAAGGCGAAAACAAGCCTTTTAATATCAACGAATTTGCGCAAGCCCTTTCGAGAGCTAAGCAGGAAGTTCAGAATCCTGATGCTGTAATTAACGCGCTCGTGAGAAGCGGAAGGGTTCCGCAGTCCGTGCTCAACAGCGTCACGGCTCGTGCGCAACAGATTCAGCAGATGTTAACACCTAACGGCCGTAGGTGATGACATAAACCTTTTAATTACTTTTTAAGAACCTTTTAGAAAGGAGAAATTATGGCACTTACAGATAACGAAAATGGAAGCATGTTTACAATGCCCGTATCGCCTATGTATGGCGGAGGCAATAACGGCTTTGGCTTCGGTAACGACCTTAGCTGGATCATCCTTCTTCTGCTCTGCGGATGGGGCGGAGGCTGGGGAGGCTTCGGCGGCGGATTCGGCGGAATGGGCGGATTCGCAGCAGATGGCGCAGCACTCTATCCGTGGATGAATCAGGCTGAGATCACACAGGGCGGATTCCGTGATCAGATGATAAACAACAACATCACATCTATCAGAGACGGAATCAGCGACATCAGCACACAGCTCTGCAACGGCTTTGCCGGTGTAAACGCTGGAGTGGCTAACGGATTCGCACAGGCTGAGATCGCGGCTAATGGCAGACAGATGGCAAGCATGAATCAGAACTTTGGTCTGCAGACTTCGATGCTTCAGGGATTCAACGCACTCGGAAGTCAGTTCGCAGACTGCTGCTGTGAAAACAGGCTCGCCAGCTGCCAGACACAGAATATCATCCAGAACGAAGGCAACGCAACAAGGGTTGCCGATGCCAA